TATTTGACTACTTAGAAGAATACGAAGAATGTACTGGAGAAGAGATAGAGCTTGACGTTATAGCTTTATGTTGCGAGTATATCGAGTATGATAATATAGAAGAGTTTTGGTTAGATTACGACCAAGAGGATTATCCAGACGAAGAGAGCATTATGGATGCTACAAACTATTATGCTTTTGGCGATAAAGGACAATTTATAATACAATCATTTTAATAATATGAAAGAATCAATTTTAAAAGTAATCTCAGCATTTATGCCTATGTCGTTATGGTGCTGGGCAGTAGAAGAGCCAAGAGCAGCAGCAATTTTATTCCTTATTGGATTATTTGCAGCCTTAGAATTAACATATATAAAAACAAGAAAATGAAATTAACAAAAAACGAAATCTGGGAGATACAACACATCCTAAAAAAAGAGAGAGATTTAATGGAACAAAAGTCAAAAGAGTGGTACAATGACAATGAGGACGATAAGTCTATCAGTCTAATGTGCGATAACAAGGCTAATATGATTGATGCTTTAATTAACAAGTTAGACGAGATATTAAAGTATGAATATCTAACAAAGTCTATTGCTAACTTTAACGAATCAGTTAAATCAGATGACAATATTAACGAAGATTACAAAAACCTATTTATATGAAATATACAAAAACAATATCGACAGAGCTTAAAGACATCTTAAAGTCTTGCACAAGCGTAGAGCAGCGTAAATCAGTAGCCAGTAAACACCAAATATCTATACACACTTTAAATAGCGTTATAGAGGGTAAAAGAAAGGTTAATATGAATAATCAAAATTGCGTTACTGACTTAATGCGAATAGCAGTAAATAACGCTAAAGAAATGCACTACTCACTATTAGACTATTATCAAGACCTAAGACAATTATAAAAGAAAAAGCCCTCTGGTCTGGAGGGCTTTATAATAAAAACAATAAAACTATTGTTCACACAAAACAAAGAACAACATTAACGAGAAAAAATTTAACTAAGTAAACATTATTTAAACATTTTAATTATATTTGTAATATGAATTTATACACAAAACTAAACGAGGTCAAAAAAGAGATAGGAGCTATCTCTAAAGACGCAACAAACCCCTTCTTTAAATCTAAGTACTTTGACATTAACTCGCTACTAAAGCACGTTGAGCCATTACTGCAAAAGAATGGGCTACTATTGTTACAACCTATTATCAAGGGAGAAGTATTCTCAGAGGTTATTGATATTGAATCTGGAGAAAGCGTAACCAGTTCAATACCTCTTCCACAAATGGATGACCCACAGAAACTTGGTTCGGCAGTAACTTATTATAGAAGATATACGCTTCAATCATTATTAGGATTACAAGCCGAAGATGATGACGCAAATTCAGCCAGTCAAGCTACAAAAAGTCAAAAACAATGGGTAAATAAAGACGATAAGATATGGAGTGCAGCAGTAGACAAAGGAGTAACCCTTACAGAGCTAAAAAAACACTATTCCATAAGTAGAATTAACGCAGAATTATATCCTATCAAATGAAAGAATTTAAGATAAGAGCTTCTGCTTCTGGTAAATTAATGACAAAGCCTCGTTCTAAGAGTGAGGTTTTGTCTAAAACTACTAAATCATATTTAGAGGAGTGGACTAAAGAACAGATATACGGAGTGCGTAAAAACATCCAATCTAAATATCTAACCAAAGGAAACGAAGTTGAGGATGAAGCTATTAAATACGCTTCTGCTGAGAAGGGTTGGTTATTCGCTGAGAAAAACGAAGAGTATTTTGAGGATGAATATTTTTGTGGTACTCCAGATGTTATACTTGAGGATAGAATTATAGATATTAAATCAAGTTGGGACTGCTTTAGCTTTCCTTTATTCTATAATGGCATACCAAATAAAGACTATTATTACCAGCTTCAGACTTATATGCACCTAACTGGAAAGAAAAAAGCTCAATTAGTCTATGTATTGATGAACACACCAGAAGAGCTAACCTTTGAGGAGAGCCACGACTACTCAGAAATAAGCAGTAAGTATAGAATTAAGACATTTGACATAGAATATGATGAGGAGGTTATGCAAGAGATGCAATTAAAAGTAGAACAATCAAGAGAATATATCAATGGAATTAGTAAAGCATTATAAAACAGAACACCAAGACTACCTATTTATTCGCAATACACTTAAAAAAGGATACACCCACCTAAATACTATCTTAGGGCTATGCAGAAAGGTAGGTATGGTAGAAGCAAATAGAAAAATAACTGACCTTGTTAAGATGGGTCAGATAGAACAAGTGATGGTACAAGATGAATGTGGAGATATTAAATATAAATATTACCCCAAACAAGATAAGCCCTCTTATTATTCTGCTGCTGGTATTGAAAAGCTGGGAGGATGGCAGACGGATAGTGTACTAAAAGGTCGGCTTACATTTGATAAGCTATTAAACTGCATATCTAAATACTACAATATATCTCAAAGAGAGATACAAGGCGTTAAAAGACATAGAGAGAAAGTAATATGTAGGCAAATGTTTTGTTATATTGCCAGAGATAATATGCCTAATAGCTCACTTAAAACTATTGGAGCTGCTTTAGGAGGTCGTGACCATTCGACAGTCATACACTCAATACAAAAAGCTGCTGACTTAATGCAGTACGACAAACAATTTAAAAAAGATTACACCAGATTGAACGAATTTATAAAAACAAACTTATGAACATTAAAAAACAAATCACACAGCTATTGACAGAAAACAAAGAGATGAGAGATAACCCTAAAAAGCTGGTTAGACGAGCATTACAAGACCTTTATGGCACTAATGTATTATTAGCGATGATTATATCAGACCATTACAAAGAGGTAGAATCTATAATGAGATGCAGTAGAAGAGTTCAACAACTTAATGAAGAATTAAGAGGCGAAAAGTGGAGGCATCGTAAAGAGGTTTTAGCTCCTAAAGTTAGACAAGAATTAGGTTACAAATGAAATTAATTTTAATAGTGTTAAATGTTGGTTTATTTCTGACTACTTCCTCAATGGGAGTAGTTAGGAGTATTCCTAAAAACAATTTAATAGACGCTATAATTTACGTTGAAAGCAGAGGAGATACTTTAGCACATAATATTTCAGAAGATGCAGTAGGATGTTTACAAATACGTCCTATAATGCTTCGAGAGGTAAACAGATTACTGGGATTTCAAAAATATAAACTTAACGACAGATGGAACAAAACTAAATCAATAGAAATGTTTAACGTAATAAAAGATAATACCATAAACCCTACCAACGAAAAGTTAGCCAGAAACTGGAATGGAGGTCCAAATGGCTATAAAAAACCAAGCACAATTAAATACTGGAACAAAGTCAAACAACACTTATGAATAAACACATTTTAATATACTTAATGATTACTATTATAGTTCAAATCGTTATAATAACAGATTTGCTTTCTAAACGTGGCAAACTCCAAACAATAGAGGCGATTATCGAACAACCAGAGTTAAGCAATATTGATGGATTGCTCAACGAGATAGATACACTACAACTTAAATCAGATACAATTAAACTATATTATGAAAAAAAGGTTTCTAATTACAATATCCTTCCTCGTTCTATGCGTGTTAAGTTATTCGCAGATAGAATTAACAGATAACAAAGGAGATACCCTTATTTGCATAACCTATTCTCAAATGGATAGAATATATCTGGAGTTAATACAAAAGGATAGTTTATTAGCTCAATCTCAAATAAGCCGTTCTAAGGAGTTTAAATATATCCAGCTAATAGATAGCACTAAAAAAGATATAAACTCGCTTAAAACGTATATAAATGCCATTGAGGAGGATAATAACGACTTATTGACCATATCAAAAATACAAGAGCATAAAATGAAACGCAATAGAAAGATAGGTTTAGTTATGGTCGGAATAATAGTTTTACAAGCGTTGTTATGAATAAACAAATAGCGATAGAATTAAAAGAACAAGCTCAGATAATTGCAAAAAGATTCTCTAACCATAACAGAGAGGGAAATTATAATAACGAAACATTTGCAATAGACGAAATTATACCAATGTCAGACCATACCGCCTCAGTAGTATTTAAGAAAGATACTGGTAAATTAGCAGCAGCTTTTTTTTATTATATTCCTAAAGGTTATTCTAAGGGCTGGAGGTATTTTTTTCCTACTGATTCGCATATAAATGGTTTATCATCTTTCCACTTCTTTAAACTTGAAGTAGAACGTAAAAATTATGACAAAAACTTTTAAAGCTCTAATTTTATAGCTTTATCAATATCTAAAAAAGCTATTTTCTTTAATACGTTTTTATTATTTGCAAATTGGGTAGTAGCTCTTAGGCTCTTAAATATCCATTCTGGCTCAATTTCTAATAAGTCAAATGAGTATATCCCCTCTGGAGTAGAGTTAATGTACATAGGTACGTCTAAATGCTTTCCAGCTTCAAATATCATAGCATCATATTTACTTTTTTCAAGCAGTAAACTATCATAATGCTTCCTTCTACATTTAAGTTCTATTCTATGTCTAAATTTTGGAGAGTAGCAATCCCAACGGCTCATTTGATTCTTTGCCTTAACTAAGTCAAAGTACACATATTCCTTTAACCAGTCAAATAATTGCTCCTCATTCCACATTACCAGCTTCTGTACTCGCCTATATCGTAATGAGTAAAGGTTGGGTATCTACCTAAGCCCCCCTCTTTAATCTTTCCGTCTTTTTGTAGTTGCTCTACTGCATCTTGCACAACTCTTGGAGTTATATTCATTCTAAAGTCAGCAGCACTTGCAGTTAAGTGTTGGCTATTTTTAGCTCCTCCTACTGATTTGTTATATGCTGGTGTTCTATAACCACTATTTATCTTGATAGCGAAAGTACCAAAATGCTCTCTAATAACCTCCAAGTTATCCATTAGCTCTTGTACGTTGTCGTAAAATTCCTCTGGGACTGGTGTACCATCTTTACAAGCAAACTCCTCTAATTTGAAATGTTTACTGCTTGGAATCTTTACGCTTTTTTGCTTACTATTTTTTTTCATAATTTATCGTAATTGTGAATATCAAGAAATACAAAGTAAAGGTATTATAACTAAAATCCTCATCAGCACCTACATACTCCCATCCTAAAGCGAATCTATCGTGTGGATAATGTCCTACTATGTATATCTCGTAATTCAATTATAGTTGTTTTTTAACTTTTTTCAGATTGTTGATAATTTCCAGAATCTTAGCTATCATAGAATAGCCCTTAACTGCTTCAAAACTTTCATCTATTGATTTTGCTTCATTAATTATTAGCGTTAATGCAATAACCTTAGTCGCCATAAACTCCACATCAACTACATTAGAAACAAGCGAGTTAATTATAAACACGTCTGAGCCATAAATCATCATAACTGCTCCGACATACGACAATAGTTTTGGCACTAATCCAGTCCTAAATGCCTTGCTTGATAATTTTTCTCCTAAGTTCTTAGCTTTCCATACACCAAAGCCAGTATCTAAAATGGTAGATAATGCTACAAGTAAAATTATGCCCTTTATTGGAGCAAAGAATAATAATATCGAGTACAATATGCTACTAAAATATATCTTCATCTTTACAATATGGACTTTCTGGGTTTACCTCGCAGAATGTCTTTAAATAAAGTTCGCTGCATCCAGCAAAAATATGCACTCCGTCTGGGTTAGGATATACTTCAAACTCGTTTAATCTCAGTAAATCTTCGTTTAGTAATATATCAACTGCATAGTGTGTACTAAGGTCAGTACATTCTCCCTCTTCGTTATAGTCAAAACAAATATGTCCTATTTCGTGGATTGCCTCAATCTCTGGTATTAATGCTCCCTCTACATAAAGAGTATCTCTTATAAGCTCCCAATCGTCTTTAGTATCAAATTCGTATTTTCTAAAAATCATATCGTTGTTAATGTTTCAAGTTCTGTGTCGGTTAATGCTTCGTTGAAATATATTAGTTGCTTACATTTGCCGTAAAAAAATTGTGAAATTGCATTCGGTGCAGACAAATTTAATCTATCTAATCCGTTTGGAGTTATGCCACTTGTATCAGTCAATACTTCTACACCATTAACCCATAAAGCAAAATCATTTTCTTTATATTTAAAAGCTATTTTATTGAATGAGTTAGGATTTGTTACACCAGTATAGTTAAAAATAACTTGATAGCTTCCACCACTTCGAACATTTACATCAAGTCTGTTATTTGTATTGTAACCTATCTGTATTCTATTACTATTTCCTCCGTCTGACAAATTAATAACTTTTTCACCTACACTTGTAAATACTGCCACCTCTACAAATAAAACACCCTCTGCATCGTTAAAAATGGTTGCATCTCCACCATCATTGCAAACATCTCCCAATCTCGTCACACTCGTTCCACTTGTTGGTATGTATGAAGTTGGATAGCTGCCTTGTTCAAGTTGAGCACCCCAAGCATATAATCCACTTACTCCATCCCCTTGTGTGTTGCCAGTTTTAGTATAAATGTATGGATACAATGTTGTCGATGTTGCAGACGTATGATAAGATATGCAACGATACCACCCATTTCCATAGCCAACCATTTCACCATTTGCACCTCCATCGTGTGTGCCATCAGTTAAATCAAAATTAACAAAAGTTGGACCTCCTCCGTTTAATAATCGTAACGATAAAGTGGTAATTTCTCCAGCTTTTGCAAATACACTATAAACGTATGGTTGACCAACGACACCTCCATATGTTGTTTGTCTTATATAATGTTGACCAAAAGTATTTGCACTTATTAGTTTTTGACCATCAGTTAAACCACTCGGCGAAACGATAGGAGTTCCAGTTGTTAAAACATTAACTTTTTGCCATTGAGTTTGAGTATAGTCAGAATCATATAAAATAGTATTCGTCCTCTGTGGTTCAAGTAATAAAGTTGGGCAGTTGTCGTTTAAATAATCTAATCTCGGAATGTCAAGTCTGTCCGTTGTTTTTATATAGGGCTTTGTGGTATCTCCATAATTCAACATTGCACCCCAAACAAAATAGTTTCCACTTGTTGTATGAGTTGAATAAGTATCGTCTGGGTATGCTTGAATTTGAAAAGGTCTAATCGTGGCTATGTAACTTACACTAATTCTATACCAATCATTCCCAACATCTTCAATACTACTTGAATATGGACTACTTATTGTCCCCAAATTTAAGTCTATTTGCGAGTTTGCAAATTTAAAGTAAGCAAAAGTTCCAGCTTTTAAATAAACAGACGTTCTATATACAGCACTTGTAACATTCTTGTATATTCGACCACTATTTGTGACATCAATTTGAGTTGCAGTATTGTTGCCAATAGGCGACACATTATTTGTACTCGCTATGGTTATTCCACTATCCTTGACATAACTTATATTAGTAAAATCCTCAGAATATGTATTTAAATTCCAAGATACTTCCTCAATATATCCATCAGCGTTTACCCTTGTTCCAGTCGAAGCCCTTGTGAACGTAAAATCTCCAGCAGCCGTATTCGGTACTTCGGAATAGAGTTTATCTTCTCCGTACCCACTCGGTATTTGTACTAAACTTGCTTTTGATATTACGCTCATACTGGTATTTTACATCTTGCGTATCCATAAGCACTCGACAACGATACGCTAATCGCTGCTCCAGCATATAAACTATCAAATCTTTCGGCAAAAGGTTGTATACTCCAGTTCTTATTCAGTACCAAAGCAATGTCTTTGTCTGAGTAGCTACCCTTGTTGTAACTCTCGAATATAGACATTATATCAAGAGCGATTAGGCAACACTCATTTTGCACACTAACCTCGTTAGATTCTGTGTTTATCTCAGTAACATTATCGCATAAGAAAATATCAAGCGAGTAGTCTATTCCGTTAAACCCATTAGGAGTAATATTGACAACATCGTATATAAGGTAGCTTCCAGTAACATCTTTTGTTAAATCTACGTCCCAGATATTACCCTTTAGGATAGTATTTATTTGAGGATGTTCTGCCTTTATCCCCTCCATTATTGTCCTTATGTTTTTTATAGTTAAACTTTTCGACATATTTCTCTAATTTCTCTTCCTTGTTTACAGTATAAATTGGCTTCTCCATTTAGTATCGTGTTCTGGGTGTACTATATCTAATCCACTTGGAGGAGTTTTAAATAATGGATAGCTATCCTCATTCTCCTTCAAATATAACTGCAATTTTCGTCTATAAAAATCTGCATTGTCCTTATATATGCTTTTAGCTACTACTAATTCTCCTTCGCTTAGAGGAGTAAAGTTATCTCCAGACTTAGTACCAGCTCCTTTATTGCGTAGTTTGTATGTACCTATACGAGTGTATTTGTGGCATACCTCCCATTTTAATGCATCTCGCATATACTCCTTAATTAATGTTTCATTTAAAGAAGTAACTGTATTTGTTTTAATTTGGTTTAATATTTCATCAAATAATGCACTACCTAAAATTGGTCGTATAAAAGTATTTTGAATACTATCAATTAACGGCTTTAAATATCCGTCATCTATATTATAATGCAGTACACTATTTTCTTTAACAAATGCTGGGCTAACTATTAAAATCATCTTTTTCTAACTATTAATTGTTTCCATATATGTCGGCAATAAGGTACTGAGGTAGTTGTATCTGGTCGTCTATACCAACCACCACGAGCCAACCAAACATTAGTAACATCTGCTATGCCACTCGATTTCATACCATTATCTAACACAGTCTGTATTTCTTGCTTTGACCATAATCTACCCATTGCCATCATATCTTTACAAAAATCTCTCGACTTTCCCCCCTCTGATAAAGCTGGTGCATCTGGTCTAAGCTCATATCTATACTTTACTTCTCTCTCTGGCAATACTATTGCATCTGCTATTCTTGCTCCTACATCTGTTAATCCTAAAGCACTACCCTCTATGGTAATTAATTCAGCAGTTTTAAGCACATTTATAGCCCCTATAAGCTCCTCAAATTCTAATCCTAACAAAGTAGCTAACTCAACTGATGTTAATAAAGGATTGTTCTTTAAAGCGTTTAATACTTCTTGTGTTGTTTCTTGCTCCTCCGTTGCAAATTCAATAGGACTTCCATCTGTATCAAAATTAATATTGAAGCTATCTATTACCTCGTAATCTTTCTCCAATACTCCTATATTTTTGAATAAGTGGCTTATATTTTCGTCTTTAGAAAAGCTACTACAAGAACACATCTTAGCAGCATCTATCTGTTTTAGCTTTCTCTTAGCCCAATCTACACCTTCATCGCCTCCCCAAGCCAACCACATTAAACGACCACACCCATCTCCAAGTTTTTTCTTAGAGTTTTTTCTGTGTCGTTCAAAAGCTGCCATACGAGCTATCGTATCTCGGCTTATATTATCTCCCTTCGCAAGTTGATTAGCTCTTTTTTTTCCTACTGGAGTACCACAACTTCCCCAGCCGTTTTTTTCTGCCCAATTTAGAGCAGTCTGTGCGTTTCTACTCGCTGCTTTAGGATAATCGTTATAGGTATCAAATTTAGTTATATGGTTAAACCCCTCTAAAGTTATCCCCACTCTATTTAAAAAATCTTCCTTATCATATACAACACCTTCCTCGTCAAAGTCTCTTAAAGTGTCTAAAACCATCTTTTTACGGTTTTCTAAATCCTCTACTTTTAGCAATAGTTCGATTATACCGTCTACCATCTCTTTGTCATTCTCTTGAAAATCTGACATTTTAGTTTCTCCGTGTACATCCTCCCAATAAGTATGACATATTGCTGAGGCTTGGTCTTGCTCATAGCCCTCTTCGCCTACGAGTTTAGAAATACATCTACCCATAAAAGGGTCGTGTTCCTCTCCAGCTTTTGGCTTTACAAAATTACTTTCTACTGGCTCTTCGATAGCCTCTTTAAGCTCTAATCCAGTTTGGTCAGTAATAAGCTCTCTAATTTCCTCTCTATCAAGGTTAGCTAAGATAATATCACTTGTTAAATCAATAACATCAATAGGTTTAAGTGGTATAATCTCAATATCTGTTCTTTGTATCTCGTAAAAAGCTAATTTTTTGATAGTTCTAAGGAGCGTATTTTGACGTTCAGCGATATAAGTATTAGTAAATATCTCATATGCTAAGTCAAGCTCGTTTCTTGCACCTAATTGCCCCTCTTCTTTTACACCAAATAAGATAGGGTTAGTAACTCTATGCCCAATAAAAATAGATTCTTTAACACGCTTAGACATCTCTATATATCTTTCGTGTAAATCGTTACCATTAAGGCTCGTAATCTCGCTACTATTGTCTTTAGCTGGGCTAAATAAGTGTACTATTTTAGTGCCAGTAGCCTTACCAAATTTCTCTTGAAATGCTTTCTCGAATTTTTCTGCCTCCTCTTTGGTTTCTGGTACTCCGTTATTATGTTGTATTAACGTTCCACCTACAAAGCCATTCTCTACCTCATTAAGCCAATAATCTCCAATTTGAACATCCGTTTTAATCTCAGCTAATGAACCTACATAAACTGGTAAAGGGTAGTATTTAAGGTTAGGTCTATAATCAACGTGGTAAATAACCCCTCTTTTTTGCTCTGCATCTCTTGGATTATATCTCTCTAAATACTGAATACTTGGTTTTGAGTTCTTTAAACCCTTATCAGTAATCCAATCATCAGCATATTGTATACTGCCGTCTAATCCTAACCTAATATTAGCAAAATCTATATGATGATACTGGTTACCCACCTTAGTTCTAATTACCTCAATAGCATAGCCATTAAATATCTCATAATCTAATGACAAACTCTTCATTAAAGAAGTCCAATCTTGGTCTATATTAGCTTGGCTTAACCATTTCTTAGTCTCTAAATCCTCTCCCTCTAATCCATTACCAACAGTATAGCCTACTTTACCATTAATAATAGCGTTATGAGTGCTACTATCATTATATAGGTCTATTAGCTCGTAAGGGTACATATTATCTGCCCCAAACCAAACTATATTTTTATTTTTTTTCTCTAAGAATTTAGGCACTTCTTGTGAAGCAAATTCCGTTACTATTGGAAACTTATTCATATATGTAAGTATTTTGTTCGTCTGTGTACGAATATACGACTTCTTGTGGTTGTTTCAATCTTAATATGCCTCTGTGAATTTCAATCCCCTCAGTTCCTCCCAGCGTAGTGGCGTTTATTATCTTATACGGATAATCTCCGTTGTTAGGTAGTTCTATTGTAGCGTTTGTGAGGTCTTGTGTGCCTTCTATTAATTCAAATGCTACATACCTATCATTTACTCCTTCTGGAGCTGCTAAAGTAACATTAACTTCGTACTCAGCACTTTCAATGGTCATAGTGTAGTAAGTATTCTCAACTTCGTTAGAGATGTTACAATAAATATAATTTGTGGTATCCTTATTAATTATGTCCATTTTGATATTTTAAAAAAAGCCCACCACCTATTAAGTAGTGGGCTATTGTGTTTTTTAGAGTTGTCTATCTCTTATGGTAAAGGTAAAGTTACCGTTACTATTGGCATAGGCTCTGGCTCTTGTGCTTGGAAAGAAAGGCTATAACCATTTCTATCTCCTAAAGCAGTTCCAGTTCCATTGTCGCCAGAAACCAACCTCACTCCGTTAGTTTCTCCCATTAGCCAGTAAGTACCATTATTATCTTTAATAATTATACTCATCTTAGCTCTTGCTAACATTTTAACCTCATTACGCTTTGCTTTCTCCATTTTGTTGAGAACATAAGTCGCAGTTTGGTCAAAAAAGCTACTTCCATTTGCATCGTTCACAGTCGGATTATCATTCATTACAGAAGCAGCACCTTGAGCATTAGTACACTCAAACTTATAATAAATAAGTCCAGTACCACTTAATGCAGTTACTTCTCCACTTCCATCGTTAGTAGCAGCAAAATCTGTAGGCATATTTGCTATCCAGAACTCGGCTACTCCACCGATTGAGTCATTGCATCCTACTGCGAAACCAGTTGTTAAATTACACGCCATAATCTTTATTCTATTTTAAAGGGTTAGACTAATGTAAATTCAACTATCTCATCTGGGTATGCTACTTGTAATCCTCTCTTAAATTTAACTCGGTAATATACCTTATCGTCTTTCTTGTCGTACCACATATCAAACTCTTCGTCATCTCCTTGTAAGTCGAATCCTAAGAAAAAGTTATCTTTAGTACCCAAGAACATTCTGTTAGTTCCGTCTAATCCAGCAACACCTACTAAAGTTACATTTTTACCAGCGATTGAAGTCTCGTAATTAGCCCAATCAGTAGCATTAATGTGGTATAGGTTTTTAGCGTTTAAAGTATCTACGTATTTGTCAAAAGTATCTTGACCTACGAATAATACTTGATTAGCAGCAGACTTAACTTTTGCTGGTCGTGCATTACAAATATCAGTAATCAATCCATCAATGTTACCAGAAGCACCAGAAGTGATTGCAGTAGCAGAAGAGGTGTTACCATCTACGGCAGTAGTAGCAGCGTCAATAGTTTTAATTAAACCATCATATCTGTTAATATAAACATTAGCAGAAGCAGTATCTCCTTGCCAGTCAGCAACCTCGTTATGCTCCATAATTGTTTTAATTACAGATTCAGCAACCTCAGCTTCGAAAGCCATCTCTTCAGTCTCTCCATTTCCAGCTCTAAGCAAGATTTGAGTGTACTTAGGGATAAGGTCTTTCATACAAAAACCAGAGAAGTAAGTAATTTGTCCTACTGTAAGGTTTCTGTCTGAGAAAGTTACATCACCAGAAGCACTTACTGCACAAGATGAACCATCTTGAGGAAAAGCAGTTACTGCCAATAGATGCAAAGCATCAGTTTTCTTTACCCCAGATTGCAGCGTGAAGTAGTCGCTGGACGTTTTCTCAAAGTATAGTCTTGAGATAAGGTCTGTCGATTGTTCGTTAACGTAATTAGTTAAACTTGATACATCAAAACTCATAATATATTATTCTATTTATTTATTTGCTCTTATAATAGCACCCATTTGAGCAGCTCTCTCAGCTCTTGTAAGTGCTTTAAATTCTTGTGGCTTAGAAGATGTTGACGGCTCAGCCTTAACAATTTCCTCTAATTCCTCTCCGACTTTGTTGAGTGTCGCAGAAAACTCATTTTTTAACTCGTCTTTAGCATTCTTAACCTCAGCCAATTCAGCTTTAAGGGTTTCATTCTCAGACTTAACAAGTTCCAAAGAAGCAGTAAAAGCCTCAGCATATTTTGCCATTGCTTTTTCAATTAATGCGTTTAACTCCTCAGAAGTAAACTCATTGTCGTACATTTCATCTTCCTCTTCTTTTTCTTGTCCAGCAGCAGCCTCAATATTAACTACTAATCCTCCAGCAGTTTCAATTAAAGTACCATCTGATAATTCGTGAATACCATCTGGAGCAGCAACTTCGCCCTCTGGCATAACTACTACTAAAGCAGTTCCGTCAGCTAATTCGCCTTCCCATTTAACAATAGTCCCATCTACTAAAGTAGCCTCTCCGAAGTTTACCTCCGTAGCTTCCTCAGTATCTGAAAATACAGATTTTAAAGTGCTTATAACACTCTCTAAGTTTAATTTATTCATCTTTTTAAATTTATACGGCTCTAAGTCAAATACACCCTCGACACTAAACCCTTTTAAAATACCTTCCTCTTTAACCTTTGCCCAAGCCTCGTCATTCTCTACTTTAGCAGCGATAAACCAAGTTCCGTCTGCTACATTCTCAAAACCAGAGGGAGCTGAAATGCCTAACTCTGCATCAGTTATAAAGGATTGATAGATATATACTCCATCAAGTATCTTAAAAGCGTTATGCTCTTCGTTAAATACGTTGTGCTTATTCTCTTTGAATAGCTTTTGTACAAGTGCTTTGATTGTTTCTTTTTTGAAGATAGCGTAATATTCGCCTCTCTCATCTCTACGATAAATAGGTAGGTCTGGAATCATAGCAGCTCCCATCACAATACGCTTATCTTCGTTAATTACCTCAAATTTATGTGGGGCAAATGCTTGATAGTTTAGACCTATTGCTGGTCTGTCTACTAAAGCTATCGCTTGAAGTCCCTCGACCTCGTCAGTAAGTTTAAATTCGATAAAAGGTAAGTCCATCTACCTATATATACCCTATAAGCTAAAAATAGGAAATTGCAGTATATAGTCTTTTTTATATATAGTCCATTATTTGTCCAAAAAAAAACCCTCACATTTTTGTAAGGGCTTTGTTTGTTTTAGGTTTTAATTATTTGTTTTTTTTATTGCACCACAGTAGCTCTACTATAAACCCCATCCACATTACGAGATACGTTGCGTATATCTGTTTCGGTTACAATTACTTTTGTAGTCGGTATCTCAGTTTCAACTATTGGGCTTGTAAACCCTCTGGGCTGAGTTCCTACATTTCCATTCCCTCCTAAAGCTGGAGGAGATGGAGTAGTTGGCTTAGTGGCTGATGGACTTTTAAATTGAGTTTTAGATATTGTAGCTATCTGAGCTGCACCAGTAGCAGCAACTATCCCAGCCTTAACAAAGTTAGCACCAGTCAAAGCATCTTGAGGTACGGCTAATTGAGCTACTATACCTTGAGCAGTAGAAATAACTGCTTGACCTATACTGATAGCCTTGTTAATTTTAAATGCTCTCTTTTGGCTCTCCTCATCATCTTTAGCAAATGCAGTAGTAAGAGCAGATAATGACCCTAAAACCTCTCCAGCTAATTGTAAACGAGCTTGTAAGTTTTCAGCTTTACTTGCTGCCTCTTCATTATCAATCTTTATAGATTCAGCTTTAAATTGGTTCTCTAAGTCTATTCGTTGCTCTTCTGTTAAGGTTTTGTCCTCTAATAATAATGCTTCTCTTCTTTTAAGCTCTTCTCTTCTTAGCTCAAAATCCTCCTCATCTTTCTCTTGCTCGTATTGTAATTCAGCTAATTTTTTCTCTTGCTTCTCAAGTGCTGCATCTGCATCCTCTTTATTAAATTTATCTTGTATCTCTTTTAGTCTGGTTTCTTGAGCAACCTTTAAATCAGCAGTATCTTTACCATACTTATCAGCTTGTTTTATTAGCTCGTCATATTTCTCTTTTTCGGCTCTTATCTCCTCTTTCCTCTTATCCTCTATGCTAACTATTTCAGCTTGTCTAATCGCTTCTAAAGCATCTGCTTTCTCTTTAGCTGCTGCCTTAGCCTCGTTATCAGCTTTTGTCTGTTCAGCTCTTTGTTGAGCAGATATAGTGTTAAGCTCTCTTTGTAGTTGTCTTGCTACATTTGCTCGTCTTGCTATTTGGTTATTAACTGCTGCTATTGCTGCTGCCTCTTTGTCCTTATTAGCTTTATCTGTTCTGCTAAAAGTATTCTCTAATATTTGAGCATTTTTACGAAGTTCTAAAGCCTCAGTTTCTTTATCTAATAGGGTATCCTCTAACTCTTGAGCTTCAAGTAAAGCCTTTCTACGTTCTGCTGCTGAAAATTCCTCCTCTTTTCTTGCTTTTAATCTAAGTTGTGCTATCTTACTTTGTAGGTTACTTCTTTCTACGACTAATTTCCTTTCTATTATATCAGCCTTTGCCCTCATATCGGCAACTTGACCAGCTAATTTAGCTTCCTTTTGTTGCTCTTCTATAAATTCTTTAGTTGCCTCAGTAGCTCCAGTAACTGCATTTTTTACAGAATCTATTGGGTTTTTAATAAACTTAATTACTGAATTACCAAAACTTTTGACTGCTGCGAGTGGATTTGTAAAGGTTTCTATTATAGCCTCGCCTAAATCAGCTAATATATCTACAACATTACCAGTAACAGCCCCAATCATACCCATCAATTTGGCAAATTTATTTTGCCCCTCCTCACTTGTTGTAAAGGCTTTCTGTAACGATACGAGTAAAAGCACTAAAGCACCTATCCCAGTCGCTATAATAGCACCTCTAAGCGTTTTAAAGGACTTAACCACCCCACCAATAACCCCACGCAAAGCAGTAAACCTACCTCCAAGCCCACCAGTAACCCCAGACATATCATTTAATGTACCTCCTAAAGTTCCAGCAGCATCTTTTGTGCCTTTTAGATTTTTTTCTAATTTCTTAGTAGTTCCTCCTAATGTCTTAGTAGCGTCACTATATTTTTTTACTACTTGCGTTGCCTTTGTTTCAGTATTTTTTAATTCTTTTATTGATAACCTCTGGTCTTTTATAGCAGCAGTTAATCTACCTCTTTGGTCTTTCAGTTGTTTTTGTCTTGTAAGGTCTGTTTTAGAGGTCTTAGATTGTATTGATTCTAATTTTAAAAGCTCTCTTTCAAATTCTATTAATATATCTTTTTGCTCTTGTATTGTACCCCCTAAAAGCTCTAATTGCTTATTGAGTTCTCCCAGAGTTATCTCCCCACTTTTGAGTTTAATCTCTAAGTCTAAAGCTATTTTTTTATCTACTGGCATTATAATTTAATTATTCTATATACTAAGTTTATTATTAATTGAGTTCCAGCATCAAAAGTCATCGCTGAATTAGTCGTTATTTTAAGCCCACTACCAAAGTGTATAGGGGTTGTGTTATGAGGTATTATAGTTAATAGGTCTGTATTGTTATCTGTATTAAAAAATGCACTCGGAATCTCTGCTAATAAGTGTAGCGAAGCATCATCTTCTACTATATCTATTTTATGCGTTCCTCCACTTGGAGCGTTGCCTATTAACCTAACATATCCTCTCGTAACTTCGTAAAATTCATCATCTGGCAAAGGAGGTAATACTGGGACTTCTAATTCAAGGTTAATTAGCATATCATAATTTAATACTATGCTTACAAGTTTCTCTGCAAATAATCCATTTATATAAGCCTCATTGGGTCTATTAGTTTCCACATAGGGGCTATTAATCATTGTAACATTATCAGCAAATGCCTTGCTATTATCACTACCTACTATTAAGCTATTTTTACATTCAATACCTTGCTCTATAAAGTCACTTGCAACTATTGAACGAGTACCACCTTTTATATTATCTCCAAATTGTAGTCTATCTTGTGTCTTTCCGTTATTGTTATTAGGGAATACAAGAGCATCGCCTATTGGTACTGGTGTATCGTCTGCAAAATCGTCTATACCTCCTCTTACTGGCTTTATCTCTGGAATGAATATATCTTTTGGCTCTACCTTTAAGAACATACATTTAGTAGTATCTTCTGACATTGCGTCAAAATCCTCAACTTTTAATAACCTCCAATAAGTACCATCTATGTAGTAATTCTTTCTAAAGTCAAGTTCTTGGTAATCGTATGGTCTTAATGCTAAGTTACATTCGAGTATCTTGCTATTCTTGTCAGTAATCTCTTCTATATATTTTTTCCAATATATATTGTAACAATTATTGTTGCTATAAGACAAAGTAAATTTATTTCCGTAACTGAAATCATAATATAATTGTTTAGGTACAAACCAGTTTAAATCAAATGTAGGGTTATAAGGATTATCTAAATGCCCAGCATAAGGATATTGAGTATATCCACTACCAAAAGGGTCTATGTACCAAGTTTTTTGAGTATTTAAAAGACCTCCCCAATACAATAGACGTATCTTAGCAGTAGCTTGTGCTGGATTATTGTCCTTATCTACAAATCTCATAGAAGATAGCACTCTGTCATTTACTCCAGAAAATGTTTCTAATGGAGTAGGGGCAAATATCGTTGTAATAGTTTTGTCTGCATTTAAAAAGTCGTTCTGTACATCTAAGGTTAGCTGACCATAAACCTCGTCATTAACCTTATTATAAGTATCATTTAGATTATCTTTGTCTAATTGGTCTTTAAATATAAACCTACCAGCATCTAAAGCACCTAAAGGCATTATTTTATAGTCCTTAGACCTATCCACTAAATGCTCTAAATTAACCCTTTCATCCGTTAAAAATCCGTCTCTTGTTTCTATTATTAATTTGTTTTTGTCTATTGGGTCGTAATCAATATATAAATTAAATCGCTTAATGACGCTACTGAGTAAATCAGATTGCTTAATTTCTTTAGGTACTACTAAGCGAGTATCTATTGTGTCGCCTACTTTTATTTCTGTCTCAAGTAAATTACTGCCAAAGGTAGAATCTGGCTTTAATATAAATTCAAAATCATATGAGTTTGGTTTGTCGGTATAATATACATTCGTTCCAGAAATACTTAAAGAGTTATAAATTACTGAGCCGACAGATAAATAATATTCTCTTCCAGCAATAACATCTATTTGACCAGTAGCGAAAGAGGAAGTATTATTAGGTATTATTGTAGTCGCTGGAGCATTTTGTAGAGGATTAGCTATCGCATTATCTGTAAAATAAAGATTGATTTTTTCTTTAACAGAATAATTTGAGCCATTTTTTTCTACTAAATACAATTCTACCCAAGCAGATTGTATATCAGCATTCATCCAATAAGTAGTTAAATCAAAACTTTCGTTATACTCAATGTCAAAGTTGATAATACCTTGAAATGACATCTTATTATTTTCAGTAGAAATATACTTACCAGTTGTACTACTATACTCATTTGTACAAGTATTGTAAAAGTCATCAGAAAAACCAAACTCAGCTTCAGCACAACTTAAAGCCTCTACTATTCCACCATCTGCAATTACTCTGCTTTCGTATGCAAAAAGGCTACTATCATCATTAAAAACAAGTAAACTATTAATGCTATTTGCTGGATTGCTGAAGCTCTGACAATCTACTATTTGATTGCTTGTTCTTTTTACATTAAACTCTCTGCATAGTATAGCCGAATTATCTAAGAGTATTTGCCCACTACCATACGGAATAATTAGACGCTTAAATAAATCACTATTTAGGAATGTACTATCGTAAGTATATTCAGCCTCTGTTAGAATCGTGTCAATATATTGTTTAAGATATATAGAGGGTTTAAAATCTTTTGTTGTCCATATGTCATATCTTGACCTCCCACCTATATCAATCATTGGATAGACATATCCTTGCCCTATTGTAGCTGACCAGCTATTAACTATATTAGCCTCTGTCCAAGTGTGGTTTAAGCTGGTAAGGTCTAAGTCTTGTAAGTATTTATCTCGTATTTTCTCGAATAAATCTCCAATCTTTCCAGTCGCTTGTATCTCGTAATTAATTAATCCATCTACATTACTAATCGCTTTTAGCTGACAATAGCCGTCTATGGCAGTTATTCCGTCTTGTATTATTTGGTAGCTTGTTTTAAGATTAGGGTTAAATGTCTGGAGGTCTATATTAACGTCAAATGCGTGTTCAAATATTTGGTTAACAATTCTGTTCTCTGGAATAGTAATAGTCTTAGAGAAGTCCGTTAAACGCTTCTGTGGATTATTGACATCGTATGCCTCTTTAGTCAAAGGTATTGCACCTTCGTTATGTGGTATAGAATACCCAGCTATTATATGCTCTATTACCATTGTCGCTTATCGCTATTATCAATCTCCATACTAACCTCCATACTATACACTTGACCATTCTCACTCTTAGCGTGTTCAAAAGTATTGCCAGTTACATTAACCGAAACAAAATTAGCGTCATTTTTCCAGTAAACCTCTGGAGATGAAAACAAGTCCTCTAAGCCCTCAACTTCAAAATCTTTTAGCAATCTACTATTAAGTCTGTAATTGTCTCTTAAAGAGGTGTGGAATGCTCTCTTACGTTGTGCATAGGTATTATGAGTTATGCTACTTGTTCCTATTGAACGAGTGTTGTACTTAGCAAAGTTCTTATTTATGCTTGTTGCTTGATTTGATTTGCCAGTAAAAGTATAGCTATCATATCCTCCCTTTCTGTTTAACCAATGTAGCTCGTAGTCTGTGTAAGTATTTTCGCACCTATCAATTTCAAACATTATTGTATTTGTAGCCCAAAAGTCATTAGTAACGTCTAAAATTCTAAGAGCATAATATTTAGAATCTGTTGTATTTGGTGTAACACTCCAGCTATGAGAATCTAATTCAGCTAAACCTATATCAAGAGTATATAAGCTCTCTGTATTGGGTATAGATAATGTAGAAGTAGTCAAAGCAGTAAAGGTAGAATCAAGGGTCTTTAGATGGATTTGGTATGTGCTTGAATTGTTTGGCTTCATAATCCAAGAGGTTTGATATTTCTGAGTAGGCATAACCCTTACAAAATTATTACTACTGCTAAAATTAAACCACTCGTCTTGCTGCTCAAACCCATTTAAAAATTCGCCATCATTATTAGCAATAGAATCCTCTACTTTCCATTTCTCGTATTTTTTATAACCCTCAGATAAATCAGCCCATTCAATATACTTGGGAGATGAGTTCCAACTTGTAAAAGTATTGCCACTTACTGCACTACCTTGTAAAGCACCACTATAATACTCTTGAAATGCTATTTTAAAGTCTTTTAAGGCACTTTGAGAAACCCCAATAGTATCTCCAGCCAATACAGAATAATCACTCGTTACAAACGATTGTATAATATTTTGAATATCCGTTACAACTTGTGTAGCTGAGGGGATAGTATTTAACTGCAAAGTAGCTATCTTAGTATTTGCTCCAGTTGGGTCAGTAAATAGACTTGCTATAACTTTGAATCCACTCTGAGCAGTTTCTGTGCTGCTAACTAAATACTCAATAGGAGCAAAGCTTGGCTCTGGTATATTGGTTGTCGGTTGGTCTTGAATTGTAAGTGCCATCTATTTATATATACAAAAATAGACAGATAAATTTAGGGTCATAAAAAAACCCCCATCTCTGGAGGTTTAATTGTTTTAGGTTTTGGGTTTATTTATTGTTAGTGTTTTGAAATTGATTGAGGTCTTGTAGCAAAAGTATCTTCAAACCAATTAAATACTGCTTGTACTGAATAAAAGTCTAAAAAAAATTCCTCTTTTTTAATTTCTCCTAATCTGTTTTTGAATGTAATTGTAAATGTATTCATTTTGTTATTGTTTTTAAAAACCCCTCACCATATGATGAAGGGTTTGTATTTGTTATTTTATAAAGACATTATTACCTCAGCAATTTTAGATACTCCAGTATAGTACTTAGATGCATACTCGTAATGTTCGTTAGTGTACTTTGAAGCATTTTCTAAGTTGTGTCCCCATTTAACAAGCTTGTTAATTACTTTTGTTTTTTCTGTGATTGTGTTGTTCATTTTGTTATTGTTTTTATTATTATAATACAAATATAGTATAAAATATTAATACAATGCAAGTTTTTTTTTATTTTTTTTTATTCGACCTTGATAATATCTATTATATACTTACGATACTGGTCTAATAACTTACTCTCAAAGTCTAATAATTTTTTGTCGTTAATCACATTAGAATAGAAATTTGTAGGTTTAACACCATTCTCAAATATACTCCTTGCTATAACATACGCTAATCCGTTTCTAATAGCTTCATCATCTCTACGCTTTCCAGAAGTAGTATTACTTTCTTTAGCTGGGTCAATACCCCTATTTAACATAAACTTTCTAATAGCTGATATAGGAGGCATTTTACTTGTATATTTAAAACGACTTATCCCAGTATTATTTTTTGCCCCACTTACACCCTCATCAATATATTGGTAATAATCTGGCATAGCTATCTGGATTCTAAATCCGTTAGAAGTTATCGTTATTGGGTTAGTATTTCCGTCAGCTATACTTTGAGCAGTAGCTCCACTTGCTACCCTACCAACATCATATAAGGACTTTACTAAGTCATCTACTATTTTCTGCCAATATTGGTTTAGCATTCCTATTAATCTTTTATCTTGCATTTTTCTCGTAATCTTGTTTTT